CAGGAGGACTAGGTAGCCTAACCGTAACTGGCGATTCAATTTTATCTGTAACAGGTGTATCCGCTACAGGTTCGTTAGGAAATGAGACTGTTAATGCTGAGAATGTAGTATCTGTAACAGGCGTATCTGCCACAGGTGCTACTGGAACGGCTACCGCAGGCGCTATTGCAAACGTGTCTGCAACAGGGGTATCTGGCACAGGAACTCTAGGTTCAGTAACTCCTACAGCCGATTCAAACACAGCTGTAACAGGCGTATCTGCCACAGGTAACTTAAATTCAGTAACCATATCTGGTGCAGGAACAATCCAACCATCTGGGCTAGAAGCCACAGGAGGCATAGGTTCTGTTACCGTAACAGGTGTTGCGAATGTTACATCTACGGGTGTATCCGCAGTTGCAGGACTTGCTAATACAGGCGACACAGTAGTATTTGCAGTTACAGTAGTTAGCACTGGTTCTGGTAATAAATATTTTATAGATGGTGTGCAGCAGGACACACTCACTCTGTATGAAGGTGGTACATATAGATTTGATCAGAGTGATTCTAGTAACTCAGGACACCCGTTACGACTTTCTACAACCTCAGACGGTACGCACGCTAGTGGATCAGAATATACTACAGGTGTAACAACTAACGGTACGGCAGGTAACTCAGGTGCTTATACAGAAATAACTGTAGCTACAGGCGCACCTACCCTCTACTACTATTGTGCAGTCCACAGCGGTATGGGTGGACAGGCAAACACCCCAACAGTGGTTACTGCTACTGGCGGTGCTGTATCGCAATCCACTGGTGTAGCAGGCACGGGTGGAACAGGCACAACCACAGTAGTTGCAGCGGCTATTGTAGCTCCTACAGGTAATTCTGGTACAGGCACTCTTGGAAGCGTAACTGTGTCTGGCGCTGCTACCATACAGCCTTCTGGACTAGAAGCTACAGGAGGAGTGGGCACAGTATTTATTGCTCACGGTATCGTAGAAGAAGTTACAGGAGTATCTGCTACAGGCACATTAGGTGATGAAACAGTAACAGCTGATGCAAATGTAGCCCCTACAGGAGTATCTGCCACTGGAGGAGTAGGCACAACTACAGTAACTGGAACCGCACTTGTAGCTCCTACGGGCGTTGCAGGCACTGGCACACTAGGCGATGAGACTGTATCAGCAGGCGCAAATGTTGCTGTTACAGGGGAAGAAGCTACAGGAAGTCTAGGTTCAGTATCCATATCTGGAGCCGCCACTCTACAGCCTTCTGGCCTTGAAGTTACAGGAAGCATAGGTTCTGTTACTGTAACAGGCGTTGCAAATCTAAATGTAACAGGCGTTGCAGGCACATCTGCTCTTGGTGATGTAGTAGCATCTATTCCAAAGATTGTTGAAGTTACAGGAGTAGAGAGCACTGGCACATTAGGAGACGAAACAGTAGTAGCTGGTGCGGTTGTAGCTCTTACAGGAGTATCTGCTACCGTATCTGAAGGAGATGTTCTGTCAGATGCAGCTGCACGGGTGGAACCTGCTGGACAAGAAGGCACAGGAAGTGTAGGTACAACAACCATATCTGGTGCTGCCACGTTACAACCTTCTGGTTTAGAAGCCACAGGTGTGCTAGGTACAGCAAACGTAACATCAGTAACCACAGCTGAGGTTACTGGAGTCTCAGGTACATCTACTCTTGGATCAGTTACTGTAACAGGCACTGCTGTAATACCAGAGCCTAGCAATAGTGGAACGTCAGCTACAGGCACTATTGGCTCAGTTATTATAACAGGTGTTAGTAATACTACTGTTACTGGACTATCTGGTACATCTGGTGTAGGATCAGTAACAGTAAACGCCCATGCTAACGTTGAACCAACGGGTGCATCGGCTGCAGGACAAGTCGGGAACGTTACCGTAATATTTGGTGTAAACGTATTCCCAACTGGTGTGTCCTCTCAAGGTAGTGTAGGTCAAGCTGTTGTTTGGAGCAAAATAGTTCCATCGCAAGATGCTAATTGGCAGGCAGTACCAGATCCCAGCGGAACTACGTGGACAGAAATCACTCCGTCTGGTAATACTACATGGACAAAAGTTGCATAATAGAGGTCGAAAATGGCTACTAGTTTTACCACAATACTTAAATTAGCACTGCCTGCTCAGGGTGAGTTAAGCGGATCATGGGGTACTGTTGTAAATAACAACATCACTTCTATGATAGAAGAAGCTATTGCAGGCCGAAAAGTAATCAACACATGGTCAACAAACTCCGCTACGTTGTCCACAGCAGACGGAACAACATCTGAATCTAGAGCAGCGATGCTTGCGTTTACAGATACTGGAAGTCAGTTATCAGGCGCAGCTACCGTTATTTGCCCTGCTCAATCAAAAATTTACATTTGTAAAAACAGCGCTGGGCAGACTGTTACAATAAAAACTTCTAGCGGCACTGGTGTAGCTATTCCTAACGGCGAGACCATGTTTGTGTTCTGTGATGGTACAAATGTAGAGCAGGCGGTTACAAACATCAGTTCATTAAATGTTGATGGTTTTGCTTTCTCCATCGGTGGGGCGGTTACAACTGCTGGTGCTTTCACCACTTCAGGTGCAAATGCACTTACTCTTACAACAACAGGTACAACCAACGTAACACTGCCAACTACTGGCACACTGGCTACAACTGCAGGCACAGAAACATTTACGAATAAAACACTGACTAGCCCTGCGGTAGGAACTGCGTTGACATTGAACGCTCAAGGCGAACTACGTTTTGGCGATTCTGACACTAGTAACTATGTAGGTTTTGAAGCCCCTGCCACTGTATCTTCTAATCAGATATGGGTGTTACCAGCAGCTGACGGATCAAACGGACAGGCACTTATAACAAACGGGTCTGGTACTTTTTCTTTTGGAGATGTTGGTGGCGATGTAGTAGACGATACTTCTCCTCAGTTGGGTGGCAATCTAGATGTTAATGGCAACTCTATTGTCTCTACATCAAATGCCGATATTACTATCGAACCAAATGGCACAGGTGACGTTAACCTTACAGCTGATACAGTTCAAATCGGCAGTAACAACGAGAATGCCACTGTTACAACACAAGGCACTGGCGACCTAACAATAAATACAAACAACGGCACAAACTCTGGTTCTATCGTAATAGCCGATGGTGCAAACGGTGATATAAGTGTTACTCCAAACGGCACTGGTTCTGTTATTTTGGATGGGCTGTCCTACCCACAAGCAGATGGCTCCGCAGATCAAGTTCTTAAAACAGATGGTTCAGGTAACTTATCATTTGTAAACCAGTCATCTGGCGGTATTGCGTCTGTATCAGCGGATAGTTCTCCTCAGCTTGGTGGCAACTTAGATGTTAACGGTAACTCGATTGTATCTACATCAAACGCTGATATCACCATTGAACCAAATGGCACGGGCGATGTTAATCTTACAGCTGATACAGTTCAGGTTGGTAGTAACAATGAAAATGCTACCATTACAACACAAGGTACTGGAGATTTAACACTCAACACTAATAACGGTACAAATTCTGGGTCTATTTCTATCGCTGATGGTGCAAATGGAGACATTTCGCTTACACCAAATGGATCAGGAAATGTTGTTATTGACGGACTTAGTTTTCCAAATTCAGATGGTAGTGCGGACCAAGTTCTTAAAACAGATGGTTCAGGTAACTTATCGTTTGTAGACCAATCAGGTGGTGGCGGTGGAGGTAGTCAAGTACACTTCGCTGTTCTAGTCGAAACTGTAGGTAGTGGTGATAACCCATTTGATGCTCTCATTGTTGATTTTGATAAGCAGACCTTTAACCCACGTACTTGGGCGACTAACTCAGGGCTAAACTTTTCTAGTAGAGACGGTTGGACTGGGCAAAATTACACACTTAACAATGGCGAAGGCACTTTCGATTTTAATGCTCCCGTATACAAAGGGGCGCCAAATAACACGTCTCTCTCTGAGTACTTCTGTTTCTCAGCGCAGTCAAAGACTGGCAGTAACATTACACTAACAAATAGTGGTAATGGTCGTGTAGAAATTGATCTTGAAATTGTTAATATTGGAAGCAGCGGGTTTATTTATTTGCAGCCCGAAGTTAGAATAGGTAATTCTCAAATAGCTAGTTTTTCGCAGACTCTTAGCACATCTGGGTCAACTGGCACTATCACCTTTACCAAAGCTGGATTTCAAAACACAGCAACCCTTACAACAACAAATGGTATAACACTTAGTATGGGGCACTGGGATGGTGGTAGCCATGCTAACTATCTTGATGTTGATTATCGTTTTTCACAGCTGCGAATTTATTTTGGTTCAGGCACAACTCATACTTTTGATGAACCTACTCGTACCTTCTACACAAATCCTACAACTGCACAGTGGGACGCAGCTACGTGGATAGGAACATACTACGGTTCTAGCGCTTCGACAAACGCTGATGATTACAACTGGTCCAGAAAGTGAGGCTGATAGGTCATGGATGCTAATGACGTAGCCATAGCCACAGGGGGTATATCTGCTCCTCTATGGCTTCCAGCCATGAATCAATGGGTAGCTCTAGTTCTTGGAGTGATGTCCATTATTTATGTAGGTTGGAAGCTATGGCGGTTGTATTGGGATAGAGACTAATGCTTGCCGAGCTCGCCGCAGCAAATGCCGCCTTTAGTATTATCAAGAAGGCCGTGCAGAATACAGGCGATTTGGCTAAGGCAGGTCGCGCCATCTCTGATTTTGTAATTGCAAAAGAAGAGTTACAGCGTAAAGCCAACAAAAGAAAAAAGTCTGGTGTTCGCTCTTCAGATCTAGAAGAGTTTATGGCCCTTGAAAAAATCCGACAACAAGAACAAGAATTGAAGCAGTTTATGATCTACAGCGGCAGGGCTGGGCTATGGCATGACTGGCAAAAATTTCAAGCACAAGCAAGAAAAGAAAGACGAGTTCGAGAAGAGTTGGCTAAACGCAGAAGAGCTGAAATCGCAGAAGCATTAGGTTTAGGTGCAGCAGGTCTCTTAGTCGCTTCGATGGTGGCAGGGCTTGTTGCTTGGGTTTTATGGCTAAAAGGATGGTTTGAATGAGTGCAGAAGATGTAGCAAGAAAGCTGTTAGAACTAAAGATATTACCACGTTTCATGATGTTATGTATGACTGGTGTATACATACGTTGTATTGAGTGGGCGCTTTCACAGCCTGATTTAACAACACAGCAGGCTTCGTTAATATCGGTGGTCACGGGTGCTATGACAGGCAGTCTGGCAGTTTGGTTAAACTCAGAGAAGTAAATGCCAGCAAAGCTGAATGAAAACACAGAAGTAGCACTACCGCTACGAAATATCATAAGCATGGTTGCGGCTGCTAGTCTTGCAACCTGGGCCTACTTTGGTCTGATAGAAAGGCTGAACACGTTAGAGACTAACCAGACTATGATGCAAGCTGACTTAGAGCAGAACACTGAGTTTCGCATTAAATGGCCTAGGGGCGAGATGGGTAGTCTGCCAGCAGATTCCGAACAGTTTATGCTTATAGAACATATAGCTAGTGAGTTAGAAAAACTACAGAACGAAATAGAAGGTGGCAAAGCACCTTATGATCAACAACAAAAACTTACACTTGAGTTTTATGAGAAGAGAATAACTAGCTTAGAAGAAAGTATAGAGAAGATACGAAACGGTGGTTGAGCTTACGTTTGTTTTATTACTGGTTATGGGTGGCGAAAAAGTAGAATACACACCCTATAAGTCGTTGTCTGAGTGTTTATCTGTACGGCGGAAGATAAAACGTAATGTAGGACACACAAACAACTTTGACCAAAAGTGGTCGTGTAAAGAACTCAAGGTTATGGTATTAAACGGAGAAATCCTAGACTTCATTGAGGAGTAACAGATGTTACAAGCATTGATAGGACCAGCTACAGAGCTGATTGGTAAGTTTGTCGAAGATAAAGACAAGAAGAATGAGTTGGCTCACGAGATAGCTACTATGGCAGAAAAACACGCTATGGAGCTTGCAAAAGGGCAAATGGCAGTTAATGCTGCGGAAGCCAAGCACAGAAGCATCTTTGTGGCAGGTTGGCGTCCCTGTTGTGGGTGGGTCTGTAGTTTGGCCCTAATGGTGCATTTTCTTCTCATCCCACTTGCAGACGTTGTTATGGCTTACTTAGGGCAAGAACCAGTGCCGTATCCTGCCTTTGACATGGATACTCTTATGACTGTATTATTAGGTATGCTCGGTCTTGGTGGCCTCCGTAGCTTTGAAAAGTATAAAGGTATTACAAAATGAACTTAGATCAGTTACGGATAGAACTTGCAGAAGACGAGGGCTGCAAGTACGAAATTTATTTAGATCATCTTGCTCTACCAACCGTAGGTGTGGGTCATTTAATCACTGAAGCTGATGAAGAGCATGGTATGTCTGTAGGCACTGCTGTGTCTGAAGAACGTGTTTCTATGTTATTTCGTAGAGATGTTGCGATCACAATAGAAGACTGTAATCGTATGTATGACAACTTTGATGATCTTCCTGAAGAAGTACAGCTTATCCTAGCAAACATGATGTTTAACCTTGGTTATCCAAGAATGAGTAAATTCAAACTGTTACGTAAAGCTGTTGAGTCAAGAGACTGGCTTGAATGTGCAAATCAGATGGAAGACTCGAAGTGGTTTGATCAAGTACCCAACCGCGCAAAGCGTTTATGTAAACGTATGAGGGAAGTACAATGAAGACAGAAGTAGAAGCTAAAAACCTTGACGAGACAACCGTAGAGCCAAAGCACACTATAGAAATAGTTTGTCAGGCTTGTGGTTATGACCTTGATGAGTCCGAGCTTGATGCAGACAAATGTGCCGACTGTGGTGCAACTCTTAATTTACGTAGAAACGTAGCTATAGAAGTTACGACTCTACCAACTGTATTTGGTGAAACACTTGAATAAAGGTAGCCGCCATGCCTATGACAAAGTTGGCTTTCAAGCCAGGAATAAATAGAGAACGCACGAGGTACGCTAGCGAAGGCAACTGGTACGAAAGCGATAAGGTGCGTTTTAGGCAGGGCTATCCTGAAAAGATAGGTGGTTGGCAACGTATATCTGAAAACACGTTTCTAGGTATTGCTAGATCTCTTCATGGTTGGAGTTCTTTAGATGGCGGTGCTTTTGTAGGAGTTGGCACTAATCTAAAGTTTTATATAGAGCAGGGTGGTTCGTACAGTGACGTTACTCCGCTAAGAAGCACTACCGCTGCAGGGGATATTACTTTTTCCGCTACAAATGGCGATGCTACAATAACAGTAAGCGACACTGCTCATGGAGCTATTGCAGGAGATTTCGTTACCTTTTCTGGTGCGCAAACTCTTGGGGGCGCAATCACAAACAACGTACTAAACGCAAACTTCCAAATAGCCACTATTATAGATGATGATTCGTATACGATAGAAGCTTCTGTAGCCGCAAACAGTTCCGATACGGGTAATGGTGGATCAAACGTAGTTGGTAAGTATGAGGTAACTAGTGGGGAAGCATACTCTGTACCCAGCACTGGTTGGGGTTTTGGCTCATGGAGTACTGGCACATGGGGCACTGGCGGTGGCGGTGTGGCACAACTTAGATTGTGGAGTCAAAGTAATTTTGGGGAAGACTTAGTATTTGGACCAAGAGGTGGTTCATTATACTACTGGGACTCATCTGCAGGGCTTGAGACTAGGGCTGTAGAAGTATCATCGCTTGGCGGTGCGTCAAACGTACCAACTGTGCAAAATCAAGTGCTAGTGTCTGATGTCAGTCGTTTTGTATTTTGTTTTGGTGCAAACCCATTAGGTAGTGCAACGCAGGACACAATGTTAATACGTTGGTCAGATCAAGAAGATGTTACTAACTGGACACCTGCAGCTACCAACCAAGCAGGCTCCTTACGCTTATCAGTAGGCACAGAGATTGTAGCAGGTAGGCAGTCTCGTCAGGAAGTGTTGGTTTGGACCGATTCTGCGTTGTATTCTTTACAGTATCAAGGCGCACCTATTGTATGGGGCGCACAGCTTGTTGGTGAGAATATTTCTGTAGCCTCGCAAAACTCTATGGCATTTGCTGCAAACACCGCATTCTGGATGGGGGCTGATAGCTTCTACATCTATGATGGTCGTGTGCGTCCTCTTAAATGTGACGTAAAACGTTATGTATTTAACGACTTTAACAACGAACAGTTTAGACAGGTTTTTGCAGGCACTAACGAACAGTTTAACGAAATATGGTGGTTTTACTGTAGCGCAGGATCTGAAACTGCAGACCGTTACGTTGTATACAATTATATTGAAAACATCTGGTACTATGGAAATCTTACAAGAAGTGCATGGTTAGAGTCTGGCACTCGCACTAAACCTATTGCAGCGACTTACAGCAATAATATTGTAGAACATGAAGTTGGTGTGGATGACCAAGAAACTTCTACCCCCACTGCTATCACTGCCTCAATAACCTCTGCGCAATATGATATAGGTGATGGTGATAAGTTTACTTTTATAAATAGAGTATTACCTGATGTAACTTTTGATGGCTCTACAGCTGGATCACCGCAAGCTACGTTTACTATAACCCCCGCAGATAACTCTGGGTCTGGTAGAACCTCACCTGCTTCTGTAGGTGGAAATAGTAGTGGTTCTGTGACAAGAAGTGCTACTGCACCTATTGAAGCATTTACCGAACGACTAGACTTACGAGTGCGTGGCAGGCAGATGTCTTTTAAAATAGAGTCTACAGCTTTAGGAGTTACATGGCAGTTAGGAATACCTAGATTTAACATAAGACCTGATGGACGGCGGTAATGGCAAACGAAATAGATAGACCAGAACCACCAGCACTACCATTAGCTACTGATGACTATTCAGTTAAATACTTTGATCAACTGAATAACGTTCTGCGTTTTTTCTTTACAAGAATCTCTGCTAACTTTGATGCCCTGATGAACCAAGACTCTGGAGGTAGATTTTTACATTTTCCATATGCTGTGCTTTACAATGATGCTAATCAAGTTCTCAACGCAACAGCAGTCAATGCTATAGATGTTCCTGATACCAGACATATAACACAAGGTGTAGAGCTTCTTTCTGGTAACGACTCTATACAAGTTACTTACAGAGGCGCTTACCGAGTTGACGTAAAAGCTAATGTAGCCACGGCAGGTACGGTGCTTGTATGGCTGTCTAAGAATGGCACTAGTGCTAGTAACTACATAGCAGATACCACAAACAAGTTTGAGTCTGTAAATAGTAAGATACAAATAGTAACCAGCTACATAGTTGAGCTGGGTGCTGGCGATAATATATCTGTGTTGATGAATCCTAGTGCCAGCGCTACATTGACAGCAGACTCTTCTTCAGGTTCAGGCATACCTGCAACCGAAATAAATGTTACTTTTGTGGGGAATGCGTAATGGAAGCAAACGAGATAGTTATGCGCACCCTACGTGATCAAGGTGGAGATGTAGATTACCGCACTGTGTTACCTGCGATTGTAGCTAAGTCTGGTATGAAAAATGCGAGTTCTGTGCAAATAGGCAATAGCTTTTTTGTATACTACAGGAAGAAAAACGCCGTCCTCATAGAAGGTTATATACAAGATACAGGGCGTGAAGCGTTTAAAAATCAAATAAAGTTTTTATGGCATCTGCAAAAAGAAGGAGTAACGCACGCAACAGTGCTTGCAGACCCTCCACAAGTTAGAATGATGGAAGTGATAAAGAAGTACTTTCAAGGAACTGATACGTTTGTAGGTATAGGTCGTCCACAGGAAGATGGATCGCAGTTAGTTCTTATACGGATTGGCGAAGATAAGATTAAAAGGCTGTAACGATGTGTAAACCCATAGACATTATAAGAAATCCTGGGGATACAATATCAGATATTGTAGATGACATCGTTGATATCGGAGCTGATGTATCTGACTTTCTTATTGATGATATTCTCGATCCTGTAGTTGAAGGTGTTGAGGATGTATATAAAGCTATCGAAGATGATCCGCTATACAACATTGCAAAAATTACTGCGGTAGCCACAGGCAATTCTTGGGCGTTACCTCTTATAGATGGAGCTAAAGTAGCCAATAATGGCGGAGACTGGCGTGATATCGCAGAAGCTTCTGCTAAAGCATATGTTGCAGGTAAAATAGGAGCTGCAGCGGGAGAAGCAACTAATGCCTATGTATCTTCAGCCATAGACAGTGAAGTAGCAGCTAGAATAGCAGCACAAGCAACAGGACGAGCTGCATCTACAGCTGTTATGACAGGTGGTGAGTTAGATGCTGTAAAACAATCTTTTATAACAGGTGGGATATCAGCAGGGGTAGATGAAGCCTTTGCCTTTATGGATAGCAAATCAGGCACATTTAAAGATTTAAATCCATCAGTAAAGAATGTCATTACTACTTATGTAAAAGCTGAAGCTAACAATCAAGATGTAACCAATGAGATGATGGCAAATGCCGCTCTTTCGGGTGCTATAACATCTGATTTGATGCGGGAGTATATAGACAAAGATAGTTCTATGTCTGACGCCGAGTTAGCGGCTATAACTTCTGGGTTTACCCGCACTCTATCTGCTGCCATGACAGGTGGAAATGTCGAAAAGTCTGTGATGACTGCCATATCAAACTATGGCGCGATACAGATGAAAGAATGGATGGATAGTGACGGAAAGAATCTAGTAAACAAAGGCATAGATCGAGTTACTGGGGCGTATAAAAAAGCAGAAGAAGCCGCAGACCGTGTAGACGGTAGCCGTCAATTCATAGATCTAGGCATAAAAGAATATAACGAGGTAGTAGATAAGTTTCGTCCAGAGATGGAAGCGCGAGATGCAGCATACCAAGACTATCTGGATGCTTACGAAGCTAATCAAATACAGCCGAGCGAAGCCACGTACAACGCAGCTATGGCAGCTAGATCACGTTACACAGGTGCGCTTGTTGCGTTCAACAATAAGTTTCAAACTTATGAAAATGAGTTTAAAAATGTCGAAGCTATGTTGAACGGGCGGTACAATAATTTAGAAGACAACCAAAAAGCATACGAAGAAGCTATAGATAACCTACGCCAAGACTCAGATAAACTGTCTGAAGACCTAAAACCATTATATGAGTTCCAAAACAAAGTAATAACCGAAGCTCTTACTGGTGGGCAGGGCGTATTTAACGAAGAAGAATACAAAAAATTAAATAATCTTGGTGCGGATACTGATGCGTTTAGCCATTACATAAATGAAGGCCGTGCTACTAATGCACCGATCAATGCAGAACAACACGCTAAACAGCTAGAAATTGAGCAGAATAGAGCCATAACTGGCACGTTAAAAGAACTTGGCATATCTGTAACGAAACTGAACACAGATCAGCAGAAAGCACTTACTAGCTACTATAAAAATATGTCGCTGGATGAACTCAAAGCCGCAGATATTTCTGACATGGCAACTGAGGTGCGAGCAGAGTTAGAAAAAACTATAAACCCAGAAATAAGAAAAGAGCTTGTTAAAGAGGGAGTTTCTGAACAAGACATATTTGAAATGAGCTTTAGCAAAAACGTTGCATCTGGTCCTAATGAAATAGGGCGTGTAGAGGGCGTATCAGATGCAGATATTGTTGCAGGGCGGGCAAGATTAAAACCACAAGATGATGGTCTGATCAAATGGGAAAACGTAAAGTTTTCCGTGCCGCAGCCAACCTACAATGACAAGCTAGGTATGTTTACTCTGAAAAGTGATTTTATCGATGACGATGGTACTAGAGTAATAAGAGAAACCTCTGTTGATGGTAAAGTTATTAACGAAGGTACTTTTGAGAATGCAGGTATTCAGCAAGATGAGGTTG